CCGCGTCCGCAGTGTATTCATGGTGGAGGCGATGGGTACTGCCCCCATGTCCTGTCTGTCCTCGAACATCTACCATGTTATTTATACACCTCCCGTTCGTGAGTTCGACGGTAGTGGTGTATGGTGTGGAACTAACCGTGGTCCCACGCGTGCTTATTAAGGAGCAACCCTGTTCCTGTAGATGGGAGAGTATGCAGTGACTCTTAATCCTAACTCTTTGAGTTCCAGTAACGCTCCCTGCAACCATCTACAAATACCTCACAAAATTATCAAAGGTTGTCTTTTCAACTTTTTGTAAGACTGCCTTTGAATGTTTGCAGTAACCATGAAAAGCAAATCCTTGGCAACTACATTCAAATCCTTCATCTGTCAATTCAACATCATATTGTTTTCCGGTGCTACCTTCCATCGGCCAGATGACGCCGACATACATATGACCTTTTGGATCAAACCTTGTTGGCTTAAGATATTTCTTTTTATACTTAGCCATTAATAGTAGCTCCAATATTCATTCCAACATTCTTTGACAACATCACTGGCGATGTCTTTATCAAAGTTTGTTTTAAGATCAAGTTTCTCAAAGACAAAGTTTTTCACTTCATCAATATGTTCTGATTCTGAAACTTTTGCTTCAAGACCATCAATATCGTAAACTTTTTCTTCAATATCCATCATATAGTTTTTTATCTTTGACATTTATTTCTCCATCTTTTTTTATTTTATGATACTATTCTACCACACTTTTTTGCAAATGTACACCATTAATCTGCAGTTAGTTGCATTTTTTTTATATGGTGTGACATTTTTGTCACAGTTAAACTTATGTTTTAATTTAATCATGATAGTATTCTACCACATTTTTATTTGAATGTACAGGAAAAAATGCATTCTAACTGCACTTTTTTATAAATACAATATAATAGGAATGGAAGGAATATCAACGTGATTGATCCAGTAACAGCACTGGCCACTGCGTCGAGTGCATTTAACCTGATTAAAAAAGGGTTTTCAGCAGGCCGTGATATAGAGTCCATGGGCCAAGATCTAGGCAGATGGATGAGCGCGGTTAGTGATATTAAGAAGTCTGAAGAATACAGTAAGAAACCACCATTGTTTAAAAAACTTTTTGCTGCGGGTTCTGTAGAAGAGGAGGCATTGCAATCGCTTATGGCTAAGAAAAAAGCAGAGGATATGAGAGAAGAACTCAAACAAATCATCTCTTTTACACGAGGTCCAAGTGCTTGGCAAGAACTTCTTGCAACAGAAGCATCAATAAGAAAGAAGAGACAAGAGGCGATATATGCGCAAGAAGAACGTAGAAGAAGGATTGTGGAAATGATCGGCGTAGTTTTTCTTTGCTTGGTGGTCGCTGGCTTCGTAGGATTTATAGGATATATATTCTTAGAATCTAGAGGATTAATCAATCCAAGATGGTAGAATCCATCTATCATTTATTCGTACCGTGGGATGACTATAATACAATGTGGGTATGTCTACTTGCTGTATGGGGATTTGTGAGGTTAAATGAAAAAATATTACAATATAGTCGCAGGCGTAATCTTGATGATTTCGATCCCTTCGAGTGATATTGCATGGTCTGAAACAAAACAACCAAAAAATATTTTTCAATGTTTTACTTGTTTTCTTAAAAAGCCGAGTGATTGGACATGGGAACAGGAAAAAAGACTAGGCATACGAGAAGATCCTAAATATATTACATGCCGAAGATACAAAGTTGTGCAGACAAAGAGCGGTCAGCAAGTTTGCTTGTATCGTGGTGCCAATGATACCTATCAGCTCGTAGTTGAAGGGTATTGTCCAGCATCATACAGATGTAAATATGATCCTAACGGAAAAGAACCAAATATAGATAGTGTAGTTGATTCATTAAATGAATCATTTAAGAAAAAGAAATGAGATACCAATACGAAAATATTATACTTGAAATTGAAGCTCCAAAAGGTTCGGTCATTAGAGATGGTAAACTTGTCTTTAAAGGCCATTCATATCTTGCAATAAAAGAGTTCATACGTTGTAGTGGCAATGCTCCACCGGTGATCAAAAAGTTTAGAGCTCAGCTTGACATGCGTGAAACTCCTCGATTTAAAGAACAGCAAAAAAAACTAGAAAAGAATGAAGCAAAGTTGCCTAAAAAGGAAGAGTTTAAAATGACATTAAGTCAAACACCTAAGATAGCAAGAAAAAAAGATAAATGGAAAGATCCTTTTAAATGATACATGCTTTTCTACTTGTGCTTATACTCGGTGAAAAAGAGTTAAAAAGAAATCCTATGTACTTTAGAGACATAAACGACTGTACATATTTCGCGTCAAGAGTTGTAAAAAGATATGGGAACTATAGACATAACTCTATAGTTCCCGATGAACATAAGGCTACTGCATATTGCAAGCCTGTATGGATTGCAACTAATACGCCAGGATTATATTAATCTTCGTGTTTTAATTCCCAAGGCCAGCTTAGGATGCTTGCAATAAATTTACACATATTTCTATTACCCATAAAGTTAAAATGATTTCCATTACTTAAGCCCAGGAACATGCAAGTTCGCATGTTTCATTGTTTCTGCGAGTCCATCCTTTTCCGAATGCGTCAAATGTACTTAATGACTCATAGAAATCTTGCCTGACTTTTGTATACTCTTCAATGGTTTCCTTTATTCCTTCTTTCTTAACATGAGAAGCAAGCTTCTTCAATGTGTTTGGACCAATTCCACCATCAACCGCAGTGCCAATCATAGCTTGAAGTTTTTTTGCTGCTCTGCCAGGTCCAGAATTTACTGCCCAGTCAAACACTGCAAGATCTAAACCTGAAGGTAAATCATCACCTTTTACTTTATCCCAGTACCGAGCTTTATAAAGAGGACCAACTTTTTCAGGTGTAAGAGATCTCATTTCTCTTTCAGAGGCCTCAACCTGAGTCCACTCTTCCCAAACTCGTTTTGTAACTCCAAGATTTGTCATTCCACCAGGATCTCTTGGGTGATTTACAAATCCGCCTTCATGATGTAAAATAGTTTCAAGTGCTTTTTCAAAATTTGCTGCTGCCATTGTTTTTCCTTATGCTGATTTTTTCTTCACGTAGTTTGGATTGCCCCAAACATGTGATGCTTTGACTCGAATAAATCTTTTATTCGTTTCATTCTTATTTGGATTTGGCATGGTGACCATCACGTTTTTGCCTTTTTTCCATGCGTCAAATTTATTAAACAAAACATTTCCATTTTGTAGATATTCTCTACGAACTGCTTTGGTTGTTGCTTTGCTTACGTTTCTTCTTTCACCTTTTGAGGTGTAACCAGTACTATGTCTTTTTTTCCCCATTATAAATCCCCTGTATATAATCTTCAAATTGTTCTACTTTCTCAAGACGATTTGGCCAGAGAATATATTCTTTCTCTGGATTTGCCTTGAGGTTCGTCAAAAGAGGTTGAATAGCATTGAATAGCTTATCCAATCTATCTTTCACTTCAGACGCAGACGACTCCACTGCAGCTGCTGTGCTGGTGGCTTTTTGTACTGCTTCTAATTCTTCTTCTGTTACGGCTGTAAAGCCAAAATCAAATATTTCTGCCATGCAGTTATTTATATATCTTCTAACTTGTAGATGGCTTCTTTAAGTTTATTTTTTAAATAATCTAAAGAATCCTTGTTGGCTTGATATCTGATACCGATACCGCCTTTGGCTTCCCATTTTTGAATGTTTGATGGTTTGTCATCAATCAAAATGTTTGGCATTCCACCGACTGCTTCGGTTGCATAATTTTCTTTTTGACCTGTAAAGATCAAGTTTTCAATATTAAGATGATCGGCTATGCCGTATTTTTCAAGCCATCTTCTTTTATGATATGCAGAGTTATCTCTATCACCTCTTAATGGTGATGAATTGATTCCCCATTCCAAATCATTTTCTTCGGCAACTTTTCGAACATGATATACAAGTTCTTGAGTATTTTCGAAAGGAAGTAGTGTATAAAAGAAATCAGTTCCTTTTAATTCTTCAATCGCTTGAAGCTTGTTAGGAATTTGTTTCCAATGCGGCTTATCAAAGTATTCCGCAAATTTTTCAAAGAAGTTCGCAAGAACTCCATCCATATCTAAATAAATTACACTCATATCATCAATCCTATAGTTTGTTGAGTTTCTACTGAATATTCTTCAGCGGCTTCATTGAACCAAGGGAAGTATTTATTAGCTGGTATCCTAGTGACCCAGTTGTCTAAATGTAGATCTGCATCTACGTAATCCCAGTTAACCATTCCATTTTCATGTAGGTTTTCAGTTTTTGTAGCATAGTCTTTAACTATTTTCATAAACTCTTCTCTATTAAGAATTGTGTTTATTGCTTTATATCCATTATCGGTAAGTATTTTCATTTTTTTCTCCATCTTTATTTTTACCTTATATAACTAGTATACCACAGTTTTTTCTAAATGTAAACAAAAAAATGCAGCCTAGCTGCACTTTTTTGCATTTTTTTAGATTACTGTGATATAAATGTCACACTTTAAAATTTACTGAGGTATTTTGCTATATGATGCACAAATGGAAGAAGCATGATCGCCATAAGCAAGTTCATGCCTGTATGTGCCATTGCAATTCGTAATGTATCACCTTTAGGTATGCCATCGGATACAAAGAAACCTGCCAACCAAATGGTGCCGGTAGTACCTATATTTGCACCTAGTACACAAGCAACCGCGGCTGGAAGAGGTAGAGCTCCAGATGCAACTAACGCAATAATTGCTGTAGTTGATAATGAACTCGATTGCCACGCTAGCGTCATTATGATTCCACCGAAGAACATGTAAATTGGATTTCCTAAAAACCATGTTAGGTGTTCCATATTACCCATAGACTTCATGCCTCCTGAAAACATTTTTAGTCCTATATAGAATATTACTAATCCTACTAATGCTGTTGTAACCGGATTAGTTAATAGCCATCCAACGCTCATATCCATAGTATTCACCTTTTTTTGTAGTTGTTTAACTTTCTTCTTCATATATCTTCGCCAGCTTCCACAGGATATGCCAATTGTTCTATAACATCTTTTGTTACGCAACTTATCATTTGAGGCTTATCATCTGGGCCAAAATTCTTATATAATGTTTCACTGATGGCTGGTATGTTTGTGACAGCAAAATATTTACATGCCTCTATACTTTGATGAGGTTTAGTAAACACGTACATGTTTGCCGAGTTTGTTTCTGGATTTACCAATGACATTAATGCTACTATAAAATATTCCATAATCTCTCCTTTTAAACCGCAAAGCTCTCACCACATCCGCATTGAGCTTTTGCATTTGGGTTCAGTACTGCTAGGTAACTGCCACCTAGTTCTTCTACATAATCTACTGTACAACCGAAAACAAACATTTCAGCCATGGGATCCAAGTACAGATTTTCAACTGTAGGATTTTTATCTGTAGTACCCCATTCGTACTTAAAACCAGAGCATCCCCCTCCTTTTACGGAGAGAGATACATTAGGTTCGCCTACCTTTTGAAGATACTCTTTAGCTCTTTTCGTTACTGTGAGTATCATCTTCAACTTCCATAACACCATCATCTGGCATAGCTGCGGCTTCTTCTACCGCTTCCATTACCATATCATCTTCATCTACAACAATTGCACCGTCTTCATCATGTTCATGTGGCATATCTCCGCCTGCATGTGCATGAGTAGTTCCGTCTGCATGTGTATGCTCAGGCTCATGTCCTTCGCAATTTGCCAAGTGTTTATTCAATTCATTCCAAAGTTCTCTGGCATTTCTTCTTCGGTCAAGTTCCATGCCATGCCGCCGACCTTCTTCTTCCATCATGGTTTTAACATGATTTTCCATATCGCCGGCATGTCTTTGCAACTCTTCCATACTTACAAGCATAGCTTCTGTTACAACCATTTCATTCTCCTACAGTTTTATGAATGTAGTATTATTTATACTATTTGACGTTTAGTATTTTCTTAAGAAGATCAAGATATTTTTGATATTGTTCTTGAGACATGTTACCTCCTAGAATGTTGACTTTGGTTCATCATCAATAATCTCAACTGTAAACTTGCCTGCGATAATATCATCAGCTAATCTTGCAATATGATCTTTCATTTCTCTAGTAATCTTACTATCGAACTCATAGTATGGTGCTAGTGAAGCTCCGCCTTTGGCCATCATTGTCCAGTCATGATATTCTTCAGCTTCCCAAGATCCGGCTTTTACTTTTGCAATTGCATGATCTATTGCACCTTCCATATGCCATAATGCAGAAGTTACAACCACATCGGTTCCGCCTTCTTCTTTATTCATATCGTTTACGTTACCGAATGCAAGGATTCCTTTTTCTTTACAAGCATCTACTACACCAGCTCTTTCGGCATATAGTATATCACAACCGGCTTCAATCTGTGCAAAGGCAGCTTCTTTTGCTTTTGGAGGATCATACCAAGAACCAATGTAAGTTACTTTAAACTCACATTCAGGATGCATGCTTCTTGCACCATTCATAAATGCATGAAATAATCTATTGACTTCGCCTATAGCGTATCCGCCAACCATACCGATCTTTTTGGTTTTACTCATTTCGCCTGCAAGTATTCCCATCAAATAACACGGCTCGTGTATGTAGTTATCAAACACAGAGAAGTTACCATTGTGCGGTTTGAAAGGATCACCCATCAGGAATGCAATATTTGGATAATCGTCGGCAACTTTTCTTGCTTCTTTGCTTATACCAAATGCTTCTCCTACAATCATATTTACACCACTATCACAATACTCTCTCATAACTCGTACGTAATCGGTGTTTGCAGTGCTTTCATTATAGACATAATCTATCTCACCACGCTTAGCCGCGGCATCAAGAGCAAGATGCAATCTTGCTACCCATTTCTGTTGTGTTGGTACAGTGTATATACCAGCAACTTTTAATTTTTCTCCAGCCATAACCGGAAAAGTTGTTAAAGCAGCCATTGCAGTTGCAGTGCCTAAGCTAAATTCTCTTCTATTCATTCTTAATCTCATAAATCCTCCTCTTATAAAAAAAGACTCCAGAAGGAGTCTTAGTTAGTTAATTAAAATTTTATTATTGTTTGTCATAAACTTCCGTAAATTCGCACACAATTGATTTATTTATACACGAGATTCGTAGATTTGTTTAGCTTTAAACAATAAATCTGTCCAATCGTCTCTTTTTTCAATAAAGACTTGAGGTTCTTCATTATCAACCGCAATAATAATAACCAGCTGCGGGACTGGAATTCCTGTTCTTTCTTCAAACATAATAGCATATGCAGATGCCTGTGCAAAGTAATTATGAATCCATTCTTTTTTCTTAATTTTTCTTGATGTTTTAAAATCTATAATGCTAAGCTTATTATCAAACACCCCGACGCAATCCACACGTCCGGCGAGTTTGAGATGCTTTGAATATAGTGGCGCTTCGAGACCAAGTATTTCTGAGATATGTTCATCAAGTATAGGTTGTACATCTTTAAAAGTTGATAATACATCTGGCATTACATCCTTATCATATTCTATGTTGTTATCAAGGTACCGTTCGATAATGCTATGTACAGCAGTACCGCGATTAGCAGCTCTAACACCGATCTTATTTGCCACATCCTCACCGACACGGCGTCTCCACGCCTGAATAGCGTCTTCGCTAAGAACTTTGAGCACAGTAGTAACACTGTTAAAGCTACTACCATCAGGGCATTTATAAGTCCTACCAGTATCGGTGGTCTCTGCGACAAGGTCGTCATATCCCAATTCTATTATATTGTGGTTGAATTTTTTTTTCAAGGTCTTCTATCCGTTTTTTCAATTCTTCAATTTGTTTATCTTTTAGTTTTAATTCTTCTAAACCCCTATATCCATATTCAGTATATCCTTGGTCGGACTTGCTTCTTCGGAATAAACCTCTCATTGTTAAAAGTGGATCATCCATTTGGCCTCCTATAGCATATTCATATTATGTGCTGGGTGATTTTCTGCAGCCTTTTGTTGTATCTCTCTAAATGTGTCATCAACTTTTACGCCTTGTGTATTATTAACACCGTATCTAAAAGCTGGAGTTGATAGCATTTGTTCAATGTCTGGATTATCTTTTAAGTAATCTTCACGCTCAGACATTTTCATTGATAATTCAAAAAGCTCACCCGTCTTTTTGTTTCTGAAGTTGTACGATGGCATCTAGTAATTCCTCCAAATTTTTATCTATTTTGTTTACTTGCTTCTTAATCTTATTTATTTCTCTAGTAAGAACCTTATCGGAAGTTGAAATGCCTTCTCCTAATTTAGAAGTTCTATCTATTTCATTAGACTTTAAATTTTCTGATCGAACCTTATCTTGTCTCATCTTCCATAACATCCAATCATAATATCTTTCAGGTTCTTTTTCCATGTCCATGTTTAAAAACCTTCAATATAAAATATTACGCTTATGCCAATCGCAAACCAAACAAACGGTGCTTTTGGATTTTCTACTAAAAACTTTAATCCAGTGTATTTTAAGATTAATGATTCTGATTGTTGATTAATTGGTATTCTACCATCAAGAGTATAGCTTTCTTTTCCTCTTGGATTTGGCGGTCCATTTATAAAATTTTGTCCTGGCATTATTTACGAGTCTTTTTTATTATTGGATCCATCCACGTTACTTTAGGTTCTGTCATACTTCCACCATGTGTATCATGTGAGTTTGAAGTCCAAGAGTTTTTAATATTATATAGAAGCCACATGTATATAGGCACAATGGCAACAGTTGCAATAAAACATATTATTGTAAATACTTCAAAAGTCATTATCTATTCCATCTTTTGTGTATGTTGTACCGTTAAAGTGTTTATCCATTTTTTCTGTTTCAGATAATGGTTTTCTCATAAACATAAGATCACAATATCCGCATTGTACATAGCCTTCTTCTGGAACTGTATACCAAACTTTAGGGTGATCATTAGCTTCACCAGTACAAGATACTCGATCTGAATCTACATATATGTGTGTTTGTATTTGTGGAGCTTTCTTGCCTTTTCCCCAGTTCCATATTCCCATTTACTCCTCCGGATTCCAGTCTTTAACTTTTGGGTTCCAACCTTTTTCCGGAACAAAATATATATCATAGTATTTTCCTCCGGCTTCTGTTGCACAATCAGGACAAAACGCCCAGCCCATACATCCTCCTTCTGTCATTGGAGTTAGTACATGACCGTTATCACATTTGCCAACCAATCCAGTAAATTCAACCAATGGTTTCATTTTAGTTGTTTGTGGAGGTGGCATATATTCCATTAGTCAAGATCTTGTTCAATTATTGCTGGTCTAGCATCTTCTAAACAAACGAAACCTACACCAGGAGGTGCGACTTCTTCTTCCCATAAACCATGAGCATGACATTCATGAGGATCTTTAAAATAATCTAAAGCTTCTCCTTCCACAACTCCTAATGGACTAATAGTTACCATTACTAAAATCCAACCGTAAATCATCCTTGATACCCTTTCCACCATGTTGGTGCTTCTCTACCCCATTCCCATTTAGCAAATGGTTTTGCATAGTGGTAATAGTTTCTATAAGCCTGTACAGCATCGCCTGGAACCATGCAATCAGGATATGCTTTCATGGCCTGTGCAAATTCTGTCCTAGGTCCTTCTGGAATATTTTCAGGTGGAGCTGCAAGTATCATACCGAGTTTTTCCCAGGTAGCATGTTGTTTTCCACGCCTGTAGAAATATTCTTTTGCCATTGCAGCAAAGTGGTAAAAATGCCAGTTGTAGTTTGCACTGCTTTCCATAGTCCATATAGTACATGGATGATGGTGGTGAACAGCTGCATAATATAAACTTTCCCTTACATCATCATACTTATAGTACTTCACCATTGTTTTACCGGACCTTGATCTTTTCTTAGTCAATGTACCATCTAACATACGATGAGCTGTACTCAGCATTTGAGCTGATTCAACAATCATTTTAGGGATATGCTTGTCACATAACATAATAGCCGCCGCGGCGGGATCTTCATCAAGCACAAAAATATTCAATTATTACTCCTTTATAAGATTTGGCCATGCTTCTTGCACCGCCAGTTTGGTTACGCCTTTGTAAAGGCCTTGAAACTTTTTATCTTTCATTGCAACTAAAAGAGGTGCGTCATCTGGATGTACAATTGTAAGCATACCAAGAAACATCTTTTCTCTTTTGGCTGGCATCATATTATCACCTGCTCCGCCTTTTGCAAAGTACTTAAAGTTATTTTTTACCTGCTTTTGAATAACTGCAGGTGAAGTTGCTTCAGGTGCTTTTTTATATTCTGGCACGCCAGGTGGTAAATTAAATTGTATCTTATCATCATATGCACCGCGTAAAACCATTTGAAGTGCATTTGAATTCCATTTGTGAAGTAGTTGTACCTTTTCTTCACGTGTTTGCACAGCACCGACAGCTGTCAATGCTTCATGCAATGTATGATTATTTGGATTTAACATTTAAAAGTCCTCTATAGATTCAATCAAAAGCTTACATCGTTTTTGTATTAGATAATTCAAAACTTTACTTTTGTTTGGTAGTTTATAATTACTGTATGTATTTATAATATTTCTTTTTAGATCATCTGGAGTTTCACTTAAATCAATAACCTGTTTATTCCTACAATAGTTACGATACCATGATGCAGCGTACAATAATTCACCTTCTTCAAGATCTTCAATTATTGCATCCATCTTTTTTCTTGTCATTGGCGATTGCCTATCACCTTTAACGAAAGTATCATCAGCAGATAATACATTAGGTACGCCGTCACCGGCATCACCTTTCAATATGTGTTCCATGAGATATACTCTTGGATTTTTTTCAACTACAGCCTTCTTAGTCATAGGACTGAATTGAGAAACATTTTTAAACTTTTGAAGTTGTTTAAAATCATGATCAGCAGACACAATCATTACTTCTTCATGCTGACCAAATTCTTGTGTATTATGTACAAGCGTACCGATAATATCATCGGCTTCACATCTTTCTTCATGTATAACCATATAAGGAAAGTTTTCTTTAATTTCTTGCCTGACACGAGAAATGATGTCAAAGATGTTAGCCCAATCAAGACTGGATTCTTCCCTGCCTTTTCTACGGCTATGTTTGTATTCAGGAAATACTTCTTTACGCCAAGAGCTATTATCACAAGCAAGGATCATTTGTCCATACTTGTCACGGTATTTTTTATTGTACATACGGATTGAGTTGAGGATCATATGACGGATCAATTGCTCGTCAATATTCATCCTTTGCGTTATAATGCCGGCAATGGCAATAGCGGAATAATCTAAAATAATCATAATATAATTATACCAAAGTTTTTATAGAATGTACACCATTATTTTCAGTTTTCTTTATCTTTTTTCAAACTTTTTACGGCAAGATCGATGGCACCTGACATATCATTCATCATCTCATGGAAAGGATGATGTTGATCATCTTCTTCTTTTGCCTGTCTTCTTACTGCGGCGTATGCAAGATTTGTTAGTACCTTAATATCGTCTTTAAGTTTTTGATTAATCTCATAATCACGATCTTCCATAATCTCATACAGAACTTCAGATACTACTGCAACTGTATCGAGGTCATAAGCTATCCCCGCCGGAGGACGAGTCAGCTCAACAGGAAATTCAATTATTTCACCCATTGATTCCTCCTAAATGTTTTGCGTGTATTTTGCATCCTATAAATTCATTATAGTATAAGGGATTAAGTAGTACATCTTTTTCAAATTGTAACTTAGCTTCAAAGTAAGACATTTCACCTTTCGTTTTACATAAACGTAAAATTACTCGGTGGAATCCTTTTTCACCTTTGCTTTCAACCAGTGAATTAACTTTTTCACTGGAGCCAAAATAACTTTTCCAATCAGACACAGTGCGTGTACGCACCCGTCTTTTACGGCTTTTAGTAATCGGCAAAGTCTTAGGCTTCCAAAAATTCTTTTTACCAATGTACTTACACCCAGTATCAAGCTCCACAATTTCATAAACAAAGCCTTGATAATCTTCAGGGGTTTCGTTAAATACTTCATCATTGTAATACCACATAATGGTATTTATTCATCTTCTTCATAGTCATCTTCGTCTCCTTCTTCTTCATCGTCCTCGTCATCTTCCCATAAATCTTCTCCACATGACGGACAAAAGTTGAGTTCGTGTTCTTCTGGATCATCGAACTTTACGTCAAACTTCGCTCCACAGTAATCACACTCTTCCATATCTCCTCCTTATGATAAGTCTCTACTTAAAATAAAACTTTGTAATTCTACAAAGCCTCCTATCATCTTACCATCAATAAAAACCATTGGAACAGTTTTCCATCCATTGGCATGCTCAAGCACTTGGTCTCGGTCAATATCTTTACCGATAACCAAATTCTCGTATTCTATACCTTTTACCTTCAGCAAAGCTTTAGCCGCCTCACAATAACTGCAAGGCGGCGATTCTTTAGTGTATAATCTAACTTCCATTAAATATCTTTTAGAAGTTTTTTAAACTTCTTCTTACTCTTACCGCGGATCTTCATTTTTTCAATATCTGCGAGATTAGATGTGTCACCACCAACTACTACGAATGCAATCATTCCCATAGTTGCATGTGGAGTGCATTGATATAGATACACACCAGGAGTATCAAATGTGATTGATACTTCGGCGTTGTTTTTACTCTTCTTTGGAAGTTCCCATCCTTCAGGACCTGCAAGAAAATGCACATTATGTCCTTTAGATGTTGGCACCCAAGTAACAGTATCACCTACATCAATACGAGCGATATCTTCACTATACACCATTTTTTCTTTATCGCGTTTGTTTAGCATTTCAATAGTCATATCCGCAGCATTTGCAGATACTACCATTCCACCAAACATGCAGACTAACATAAAAATTAAATAAAAATTTCTCATTCTTTTTCCTTTTATTATATTTCACATCCACCGGCGGTACAAGCGAGTTCTTGTGAACCTACCGTTGTATCTTGTGTTTCATAACCTGCTAATGCAGACCAATCAACGTTCTTTGGCATCTTTGCCAACATACCTTTATAAGCTTCAACATCACAATCTTGATATGGAGCCTGCTGATATGTATGCTCACTGAACGGTAAGAATGAAACTCCACTCATCCATTCAAAGTTTTTATGAACCCATGCACCTACTTCCATCCACTCTTCTTCTTTAACAGAAATAGTTACTGATGGTTTATGTTCACACCAATGTTTTTGATATGACAACCAAAGTTCTAGTTGTTCAATAGCTGACATATCTGTACGGAACACCGCATGATCTGGTGCTTTCATCGGAAATGAAAATACAGATGTATGGCCTGGATTCATAATATCATCTTCAACTGGAAAACCAGCATCTACCATCATTTGCGTGAGAGGATCTTTTTTATCACCTCTAACGGTCCTGATATAATAAGGATTATGCCGAGCATGTATTCCTGAAGCCGCATCCACAAGCTGCGATACAGTTCCACTAGGCTTGACACACGTAATGGCGGCACTCTGCGGTATGCCAATCTCTTTAGCAATCTTTGCATTTGTTTTAATAGCCCTTTCTTTAAGTTCTTTAAGAAGAGAATCAAGATCTCCTTCTTTACCATTAGTTAAAGGATTATCCATAATTCCAGTTATTGATACACCTAGCAATCTTTCCTCTTCACAATTTTTTCTCCACTCTTTACTTACATATTTAAAGTTTACAAGTGTAGATTGAAATGTTCCAAGAACGGCGGCAAGTTCTACCTTTTCCAAAAGTGTTTCCCTTGTATCTTCTGGTCTTACAACAACTTCTGAAAGATTACAGAACTCACGATCACGAAGAATAATTTCACTACATGGATTAGTTCCATACTCATGACCTTCAGTCTTACGTCTACCATTTCGAGCAGCTTGCTCAGTTGCAGATGCACGATTGAATATACCTCTTTCGCCTGATTTAGAATCATAAAGTGCTTTCCACTCATCCATGAATATACCCATGTCAGGTTTTTCTGTATAGCATGCCGAGTTATTTGCAAGAGCTCTTTGGCCATCGTTTTCCCACCATTGGCCTGATTTTGCATGCCTCATTCTGTCGTCAGAAAGGTTTGATAGAGAGATTAAAGCTGATCTCCTTACACCACCAACGACAACAATTTCTGCAATTTTACAAACTATATCATGGCATTCAATAGAACTTAACTTTCTACCTGCAGCCTTCTTAAATATTTCTGTTGCAAACTTAAACAAACCATTTAATGGTTCTGGACCTGAAGCTCTACCACCAAAAGTTTTAAGTGGTGTGCCAGCAGGACGTACTTTACTTAGATCCCATTTAGGAACTTGACCGATATACAACAGACCAACGAGCTCTTTGAATGCTTTAGCCCAACCTAATTTAGAATCGGCAACCTGAATAACTGTATCGGTTTCATGAAACTCTTCTGCTACTATCGGTAACTTTGAAACGAATTGTCTTTCAACTGAAAAGCCTACGCCTGTTCCGTTCATTAATACGTACAAGATTTCATCAAAAGCTTGTACTCTATCGATTGCTACATATGAACAATTATATCCTGCAATATTTTCTCTTTTTAACGCTTCACCTGCCGTCATTAAGCACCTCATAGAGGGCATTACTTTACATTCCAATATCGCGTCTTCTAATTTATTTTTTAGTGATTTATTAATCTTATACCCGTGCATTTCTTCCATGTGATCTTGGAAAAAGTCAAAGTATCTTTCTATTGTTTCACCCCAAGTTTCCCTGCGTCCTTTTTCTGGAAGCCAACGGGAATATCTTGACAAGTGAATAAACTCTTGGTAAAGAGTCGGCAAGTGGTTACTTGGCATTTATCTCTCCTGCTTATAATATATTAAAATTTGTAGTTGTAGGTTTATTTATCTTTTACGACTTTTCTCGATGGCCCTAGAACCAAACCAAAATGAAATAATTGCAGCAAAAATTGCTTTTGTTTCATCATCCCATAAGAGGTTTATTGCCTCGGCAAAGTCAGTACCTTTTTCAAGTGCCTCCATAAGAAGCACTATCTCAATCGTGCAGAATAGCCCGAAGAAGGCATAAGTGATAACTGGACGTACAGATCTTTGCAAAGCACTAATCCATCCGCCAGTATTTGAGATAGCAACATCATGTGCAATCAAACGTTCATGCTCTTGAGCAGCACCCATTTCATTGTACATCTTGATATCATGATCGTACCCGTCTTTACGAAGTTCTGCCATCACTCTCATTTTTTCAAGCTCATGCTTTTGATCGCTCTTCTTAGCGAATGAATCAGTGATTGCGGGTACAGCAGAACTTGCAAACCCTAAAAGGGATCCTAATATTGATAACATCATCTTACTCCGTGATTTCTTCTAAACATTCGACCGATGGAATATTTTTGTCGGTCATCTTTTTTTCTTATTCCTGGTGTTAGATCCACACCTCCACCAGCTACTGAATTGGCGGCAACTTCATCTACTTCTTTTTTCTTTGCTCTCTTCGCCATTTCTTCTTGTCTTATTTGTTGTTTACCTTTAGTGAATACACTAACGACAGCCATTTTACCCATGACCTTGGCTCTTTGTTCTCCAACTGTTAGGATCTGAATTTTCCTAGCATACGGCTTACTAATCTTCTTGACCTTCTCCACAGTTCTCTTGGCATCAGCCACAGTGGCAAATCTAATAGGGACTGTATCTTTGGGATTCTCATCCGTGTATAACCTCCTGTCTGAACCTTTTGGTTTTTTACCTGTTCCAACTTTTGGATCTGATCCTTCTTTCGGTACACAGTTTGGAACCATACCTGGGTGGCCAGGTTTCTTTTTCATTCCTACCATCTTATGTGTAGACCAACATGGACCATTTTCTCTTAGTTCTCTTAGTGTAATCATCTTGTTATATCCTGAGCTGAAACAAATATTTTTTGTTTTGTCGGTATATGATGCACTGCAAATATGCGTTCTCCAAACACTGTACCAACCGGCATGATTCCTTCATTTACTATTACCGCTGTTTTTGCTTTTGCAATAGGTTCACCTGTAAGAATTGATGCTATATCCTGTGTTAAAGTATATTCGCCAGGAATAATATCACCATATTCATCTTGATAAAAAGTTTTTTCTTCAGGCAAAAATGAATCAGAATCAATATCCATTTGTTTTAATATTTGGCTAAGCTGTTCATCACTTAGCTTGCCGTCTTCTTTTATTAGAAATAATGCTGCTGCATATGAAGCCAGCCTTGATTTTCCAAATGGAAGTTTTTCTAATATTCTTTTAAGATTGAATACTAGTCTATGGAAATAACTATATTCACTTCTTTCTTCAGAAGTTTGCGGGCTCTTTAGTTTTTTTCCATTTTCATCAACTAAACCTAATTCATAGGCTTTCATCTTATTCCATGGAGTAACAAGATGTTTGATGAAACGATACGCATAGTATGTATCAGCAGCTCTTGAAATTATCCCCATTAAATTCCTCTTAGTACTCTAACTATATTAACGTCCAGAGGAACATCAATATAGAGATCCTCTCTTAGATAATTTAAATATACAAGGAACGTTTTTAGGGCCGGCCAGTGTTGTTCTTCAACTTTGAAGAAAAGCATTTTGATCGCCGCATCTATACCAAACACATTCCGTATAATAATAAGATGGTTTAGTATTAAACGCTCTTGTAAATCACCTGCAGTTGAATATCTTTTAAAGAGTCTTTTGAGATATTTAAAACGTTGCATATCATCTTTAAACTCTTCTATAGAAGTACACTGCTTATTATCATAATATTTAGACGCATAAAATTGAAAGTTTTTATTCGTTAACTCATCAAAGATCTTCATAATATCCTCAGGTAATTTTGTCTTACCTGATTATATATTACGATCTTATGGACTGTCTGCCATGTGCTCAGTCAATTCCTCAACTAAGTCACCTTTACTTTTGCGTCTATCTAGTTCAATACCGTGTTGACGACCTAATGCCTCAAGTTCTTTTTTACTCATATCATCCAGTGATTTACTTACTGGTGATTCATTCAATTGCTGTGGAGCGCTTTCGCCGTTCCATTCTGCAATTTGTTCTGGAGTCATAGAACCACTCTTTAATTTTTCACCATCTGGTGAGTATATTCCGTCAGCTTTTGCAATTGAATCTTCAAGCCAACCAGCTTTTTGCATACCCATTATTATCTCCTTATATCTTTAAGTGTCATTTGCCCAACTTTAGGCTCAGCGGACCTTTTCATTTTTTCACCACCGGTTTTATTTTTATCGGCAGGTGGATCTGTTTTCTCACCTTTACGATGCATGTCTAAAACCTTTTTGGTATTTGGTGCCATATCTTTTTGAACTGGAAGATTTGGGTTTTCTTCTGGTTCAACTTCAGCTGCTTTTGGTGATGCGTCATGAGAAGCTTTTACTTTCTTCTCGTTTATAATATCCACATAACTTTTTAGCACTGTGTTTTCTGGCACAAAATCTTCAACATCAAATTTCTTACCGGCAAGTGTAAAGGTCTTTTCACCTTTTTCCTTAGCGGCTTTTGCTGCAGCCACAAATTGACGTTTATCGTCATTCATGGCTTTACTGATTGCCTTACGTCTTTTGTGTAAGAACTTATCAGATGAATCTACATCACCGTCATTATCGATGTCTTTATCTTTTCGATCGTCAAATTTTTTCTTGACGGCGTCTTTATTTACTGGATCCATTTCACTTGTTATTTTTTTAATTCTTTTTTGAAATGGTAACTTACCAGCTCTGAATTTATTCATTCCAGGTTTACCAGTTTGTTTTTTAGCTTTATTATCTTTTCCTAAGACATTCTTACTTGCTATTTTGACTTCATCTATTTCGACTTCTTCTTTTTTCATTAAAGCGTCGTGGTTCTTCTTGGCATATGCATCAGCTTCATCTTTTGTTTTAAACTCAGCTACTTTCTTGCCGTTTATATCATAGACACAAAACATGCCAGTATCTTTATTTTTGGAAACATGACTTGTTGGATCCATATTGTGATCCTTCTTTGGATCATAATCGTCTTGTAGCATGCTCAGGTATGTTTGAGCTATGCTCTTTAGTTCTTTACTCATGAGCTTGCCTTTCCTCTATATTAAATACTGTCCGATAATAGCCGCTGTACCTGCCGCAATTATTATCCAACATATTCTATTTATAATTGTTATTGTCCTAGTGTTAGCATCAACTGATCTTTGTATATCATCTAGCTTTTGTGATAGACGATTCATTCTTTCACGCATATTATCATGATCATCTTGCAAAGCTAATATTTTCTCCTCTGCTCTAGCCAGTGAAATCATGGCATCTGCAAGCTTATCAATTTTTTGTTCAATTCTTGTTAGCCTGTCTTCTACTTTATCTGCCATAGTTACTCCTCAGTTATCTACTTTTTTACCTGCTCGCCACTGAAAACATGACCAGTATCGAGCTTTATACTTCGGTCCAGGATTATCACAGTTGTGTCTTGCACGAAATGATTTTCTTCTTGCTGGATCATCTCTTTTGATCTCCATGTTTGGATCACCAAAACGTACGACAACAACTTTTCCATTAGGACCCATGGTATAAACTTTAAATTTTTTATTTGGGTTTTCTGAAGTTCTAATAGGATCGTTAAGTTTTACTTTCTTTCCTTGGTATTCTGCTTCAACTATTTCCAAGTCTTCATAAAGATCCACGCACTCACAGAACTCATCAATAGATTCTTCTCTAAATTTTTTGAATTTATCCACCGAATTCATGGCCTGCCACCCTTTTCATTTGTTTATTAAATTCTGCCTGTGAAGGCTTTTCCTTATATAACCTTATAGATATTTCCGGTCTATCTTTACCTTTAATTCTCCAGTTCATTCCTTTTTCTTTATGCTCAGGTTTTGTAGTTCTTACAACTCG